ACTATCTTCTGAGACAGATGGAACAGGTGCGACTTCTTGCATCTCGTAATCTTCAAAATCAAGATATCTTTTCTGTGATAACCATGTAGAACAATGAGGAATATATTTCTTGTCCATCTGTTTGACCTGTATCTCATTTAAAAATCTGTTCAACATCTCAAATAATTTATCTTGGTCATATTTTTTAATGACTAATTTATATCTTGTTTCTGCTAATGCCTTTTTTTCTTTTCTAGGATAGATAGACCAAAACTTTTTAAAGTCATACATATATTCTTTCGTATCATCTTTAGTTTCTTCTTTAGTATTGGAGGGGGTGGAGGCAAGGGGGGTGGGGGTCTGTAGACCCACTGGGGGGTTATCCGTACCCCCAAGGGTCAAGAAATATCTATTTGATGTATTACCTCCATCTTTATTAAATCTTTTTTCAATCCTTAATAAACCTAACTCTTCAAACTCTTTAACAATACCTGCTATATGTTTTGTGTCTTTAAGACCTGCAAGTTTTGCTATATGTGCATAGCTTGGATAGCAGCTGTTATGATCATCACAGTAATTTGCAAGTAAAATAAGTATTAATCTTTTGGTAGGAGTTTGATTTTTAAATTGTATTTTAAGTGCTTTGTTTAAACATTCAATTGACATTTATTTTTCCTCAAGTGGTCTGAAAGTATATACCTGCATTATTTCTTATGCAAACCATTATGGAATATATATTGTAAATTGAGTTTACTTAAACTTATACCTTTGCTATCCTAAATCAATTCAAAAGAATTAAACATAACAAAAGTTATATAATGAAAAATAGAAATTTAAAACATAGTGATAACTGGGAAACTCCAAAATATTTATATGATCAGCTAGATTCAGAGTTTCATTTTGACTTTGATCCTTGCCCTATAACATATGAAGAGATCACACCTCAAACAGATGGATTACTTAAAGAATGGGGTAAAAGTAATTTTATAAATCCACCTTATTCAAGAAAACTCAAAGAAGCGTTTGTTATAAAAGCTATAGAAGAATCAAAAAAAGGTAAGCTATGTGTTTGTTTACTTCCTGTTAGCACTAGCACTATACTTTTTCACAAATATATTTTACCAGATGCTGATGATATAAGATTCTTAAAAGGCAGAGTAAAATTTATAGGACATAACACACTTGGAGAAATGGTAACTAATAAGGCTGGAATGCATGACAGCATGATTGTAATTTTTAAAGGAAAATAATTATGAAAATAACAGATGTTAAAATAGATGATATAACCCCTTATCACGATAACCCTAGAGTTAATGAAGAAGCAATCAATGTTGTAAAAAAATCATTAGAAGAATTTGGTTTTCAACAACCCTTAGTATTAGATAAAGATAATACAATTATAGTTGGTCATACAAGATATGCCGCAGCTACTGAATTAGGTTATAAAGAAATACCCTGCTTTATAGCTGATAATTTAAATGATGAAAAAATAAAAGCCTATAGAATCATGGATAACAAATCAGCAGAGTACGCCTCATGGAACTATGGGTTGCTCACTAAGGAAATGACCGACTTACTTGAATCAGACTATGATCTTAGTTTTACAGGTTTTACCGATGAAGAATTAGTAGACTTAGGATTAGATATTAACCTAGATGATTTCGCAGAAGAAGGATTAACTGATGAAGACGCTACACCAGAACTAGTTAAAGACCCTGTAACTAAATTAGGCGATGTATGGGTATTAGGTAATCACAGGCTTATATGTGGAGACTCAACCTCTGTAGATACCATTGATAAACTAATGCAAGGGAATAAAGCTGATCTAGTATTTACTGACCCACCTTACGGAATGAGTTATGGAGGAGGAAGGTCTGAGGGCTCTTCTAAAAAAGGAGATACAGTAAAAGCACATGGAATGATACTAAATGATGATTTAAGGGGTGATGAGTTAAGCACTTTACTTGAAGATGCTTTGTCTAATTCTAAAATGTTTAGCAAAGAAGGTGCTCCTTGCTATGTTTGTTTTAACTACAAAAATTACATACATTTTCAAAACGCTTTGGAGACATCAGGTTATGAAGTGAATAATTGTATTGTATGGGATAAGAAATCAATAGGCTTGGGCATGGCTAACTATAGACCTCAACATGAATTTATTTTTTACAACAAAGGCGGTCAATGGTTTGGTTCTAAAAATCAAAGCGATATATGGAGCATGAGTAGGGGAAATACTTCAGCCTATGTGCATCCAACACAGAAACCAGTAGAACTTATACAGATAGCAATAAACAATAGTTCTAAAAAAGGAGACTTAGTGATAGATGTTTTTGCAGGTTCAGGCTCAACAGTCATTGCATGTGAATCTGTAGGAAGAAGGGCAATGTGTGTTGACCTAGACCCTAAATACTGTGACGTGATAATCCAAAGATGGCAAAACTACACTGGCAATAATGCTGTTCTAGAAGGTACTGATGAAATATATAACAGTCTAAGTTCAAAATAATTCAATTTGTAATATTAGTCTTATATAAGGTATCATTTACAAAAATATACAAATTATGGCTAACAAAAGACCTAAATATAAAAAAATAACATCTGATCTTAAAGAACAAATGCGTGTAGCATATGTGCAGGGTGACATTGACCCACAAGGATTTAGAAGAACAGCAACTATTGAAGATTTATCAGACTTACATAACTTATCTAAAAACACACTGTATAAATTAGCACAAAGAGAAAACTGGAAGTTTCAACAAGAGAAGTTTCAGCATGAATATGAAGAACAATTAGATGCCCAAAGAATTAAAGAGTTTTCTGTGGAAGCTAAAAAACTTGATTCAGCTTGTCTTAATATTGCAAAAGCACTATTAGCAAGATGTGGTAATGTAATTAGAAACACACAAAATGCTTCTATAAAAGATTTTACACCGCAACAATTAGACTCAATGGCAAGTGCTGCATTGAAAACACAAAAATTTGCTAAATTAGCACTAGGAGAATCAACTGATAACATAAATCTAAATGGAAACTTACAAGAACATGACACCTTCAGAAGAGCTATGGAGCTGCTTGACTCAGTTGAAGAGAGCAGAAGCAAAGGCAATAGCACTACGCACTAAATGGTTAGATACAGCTAGAGATAAGCAATTACAACCTAAATATGTTGAGCATTATATTTGGTTAATACTAGCAGGTCGTGGTTGGGGTAAAACTCGCACAGGAGCGCAGGACATCGCTTTGTATGCACTAAGAAATCCTAACTCCAGTTGTGCAGTGGTAGCACCAACTCATGGAGATCTAAGGCGTGTTTGTTTTGGTGGTCCATCAGGTTTAATTTCAATAATTCCAAAAGAATGTTTTATACAATCTAACGATCAAAAGGGTTATTCATCTAGTGTTGCTGAAATAAGATTATTTAATGGCTCAAAGATTACTGGTTATGCTGCACAAGAACCTGAAAGGCTCAGAGGACCACAGTTTCACAGAGCATGGTGTGATGAGGTAGCTGCTTGGCGTTATCCTGAGGCATTTGACCAACTTATGTTTGGACTAAGACTTGGTGATAACCCTCAATGTGTGATAACGACAACACCTAAACCAACTAAATTAATAAAAGAATTGGTTGAAAGAGATGATGTGCATGTGACATCAGGAAACACTTTTGAAAATGAAGCTAACCTTGCTGAAAGTGCATTAGCAATGTTAAAAGATAAATACGAAGGTACAAATCTTGGCAGACAAGAATTATATGCAGAGATAGTAGATAACCTAGAGGGTGCTTTATGGACTAATGAATTGATTGATGAAGCTAGAGTGCATGAAGATAAAGATTTACAACAAATAATAGTAGCTATTGACCCTGCGGTGACAGCTAATGCAAATTCTGATGAAACAGGTATAGTAGTAGTAGGAAAAGACTTTAATAATCATTTTTATGTTTTAGAGGACTTATCAGGAAGACATCCCCCTGATAAATGGGGTAGAATAGCTATTAATGCTTTTTATGAATGGGAAGCTGATAGAATAGTAGCTGAAGTGAACAATGGTGGTGATTTGGTAGAAAGGCTTATTAGGAATATAGACAACAATGTTTCTTATAGAAGTGTAAGAGCAACAAGAGGTAAGATTCTTAGAGCAGAACCAATAGCAGCTTTGTATGAACAAAGGAGAGTTCATCATATGGATGTATTCTCAGAGTTAGAACAGCAAATGTGCAGTTATACTGGCGAAACAAATAGTTCACCTGATAGATTGGATGCCTTAGTGTGGGGATTAACCGAACTAAGCAAATCTAAAGGACAAGTAAACTGGAGAATAAGCTGATGGCACAACAAACATTTCTACAAAGGTTATTTAATAATAAACCTGAAGAACAAAAAAATTCAAACATGATGGGCTACTTTGGTGTTGGTACTGAAGAAGCTAAAAGCTATAAGTATCAAGACTTAGCAAAAGAAGGTTATCTAAAGAACGCAATTGTTTACAGATGTGTGAACGAAATATCTAAAGGTGCAAGTGCTGTACCTTTTATTGTAAAAGCAGGAGACCAAATTGTTGAAAGACACCCACTCATTGACCTACTTAATAGACCCAATCCTCTACAATCCTACTCAGAGTTTTTTAATAGCTTATTTGGTTATGTGCTTCTTAGTGGTAATGCTTACATCCTTAAAGTAGGTGGTGTCACTGGTACGCCTAAAGAACTGCATCAATTAAGACCTGACAGAATTAATATCAAGGGAAGCGGAACTGCTATTCCTGATAAGTATGAATATGTAATTAATGGCAGAATACAACAAACATATGAAGTTGACCAAGATAATGGTTTTAGTGAAGTAAAGCATGTAAAACTATGGAATCCACTAGATGATTACTATGGATTAAGTCCAATGAGTGCTGCTGCTGTGGAAGTAGACCAGTTTAATATGGCAAGTAAACACAATGTAAATCTATTACAAAATGGAGCAAGACCAAGTGGTGCTGTTATATTTAAACCACAAGATGACGCAGGGTTTGCTGTAAATCTCACAGAATCACAAAGACAACAATTACTCACTGACCTTAATAACAGATTTAGTGGAGCTGGTAACGCAGGTAGACCAATGTTGCTTGAAGGTGACTTTGATTGGAAAGAGATGGGTCTTAGCCCAAAGGATATGGATTTTCATGCATTAAAGAATATGGCTACAACTGATATAGCTTTATGTTTTGGAGTTCCAAATCAACTAGTAGGAGTTCCTGATGCACAGACTTATTCAAATGTGGCTGAAGCAAGATTAGCTTTATATGAAGAAACAATTATTCCTCATCTAAGAAAAATATCATCAGACCTAAATGAGTGGTTAGTACCCATGTTTGGAGATAACTTAACACTTGAGTTTGATATAGATTCTATTCCTGCACTAGCAGAAAGAAAAAGAAAGACTTATGAAAATGTAACATCAGCAGTCCGTGAAGGAATTATGACTAGAAACGAAGCTAGAGAAATTATTGGGTTAGAACCAGTACAGGGTGCAGATGAATTATATGTTTCAGCAACCTTATTCCCAATCGGTGATGAAGGTGTAGAGAAG